ACCAGTGACCCGGTCCCTCCGGCCAGTCCGTCGCGCTCCCGTGTCTGCAGTGCTCTTACGACTAGCGGGTCGCCGTGCAAGCGTCAGGCCGTAACTGGTCTGACCGTCTGCAAGAGTCATGGCGGAGGTACCGCTTCCAGTGTCCGGGCAGGCAAGCTAGCAGGCGTCAGCCAGCAGGCAGCAGTGCTATGGGGCATCAGCTCGGACACTGGTGGCATCTCTATCGAGGAAGAGCTCACCAAGCTCGCTCGAAATAAACTGACAGACATCTTGGCCCTCCGCATTGAGCTGGGGGCCAATCCTAGTCGGTATTACGGTCTGCTGTTAGACTCCAAGGAGCGTACAGAGGCTGAAGTAGCTGAAGACGTGTATGTCACCGTCAAGACAAAGAAGTCTAGTGGCGTGCATCCGTTGGTTACTGAGCTGCATAAGGCAGAGCAGGAACTTATACAGATCTTCCGTCTCCTCCAGGAAGTTACAGGAGGTACCGAAGAGGTAGACACTCGTCGTATCCGTATGCAGACCGCTCGTGAGGCTGCTCGTCTGCTGAAAGCATTCCCAGGCATCAGTGTTGACGAGGTTGCTGCCGAGGTGAGTAAACGTGCTTCTTGATAATGAATTCGATCTAGCTACTCACACTTACGATGAGGTCAGCGAGGACTTCGGTCTCTTCTGCAAGGCATCAGGGATCCGGGAAAGCGCGCTTACTGAGGTCCTGACAAACTCGATGGATCCAGAGGCTCTCAACACATCTCTGGCTTGTGTGGCCTACTCTACACCACCTCAGGAAGGCAAAACGACCTGGATCGTGCATTACATCGCATGGCAGCTAGTCAGGAATCCCTGGCTCAAGGTTGTCTATGCAACGTACTCGCAGGCACGTGCGAACGCGGTCTCTCGCCAGATCCGTGGACTCGTGCAGGTGTGGACACCCCTCAAGGCAGGTAGCTCGAACGTTCAGCGCTGGGAGACTCGAGAAGGCGGAGGCCTCCTAGCAGCAGGTAGAGGTTCTGCCATGACAGGATTCCGTTCCGACATGACGGTCATTGACGACCCAGTGAAGGACATGCAAGAGGCTCAGTCTAACCTTATCCGGGAGACTACGGTCGAGTGGTTCAGCTCGGTGGTCCTTACCCGTATGGCCTCCCTATCCCAGATCATCGTCATCGCTACTCGCTGGCACAAGGATGACCTCATAGCTCACGTACAGACGGCCATGGATGCCTCTTACGTCAACATACCCGCTCAGGCCACACACGAAAGTGACATATTAGGCCGAGCAGTCGGGGAATGGCTCCCATCAGTCCAGAACCGGAGCGATAAGTCCTGGCAGCTAATCAAGTCGGCTGTCGGTACTTACGTCTGGCAGGCACTCTATCAGGGTGACCCACAGGTGACTGGTGGGAGCTATATCAGCGTCGCTAACATTGACGTTATCCCGTGGGATCAGGTTGTCTGGAAGGATGACCGAGGCTTCATGCAGACCCTGGGACGTGCTCTCGTCGTGCAGTCCTGGGACCTCACCTTCGGTACCATCCAGAATGGCAAGAAGAAGGCCACTAGCGGGGACTATGTGGCCGGGCACGTCTGGGCAGTCATCGGTCAGCGGTGGATCCTTATCGACCGGGTCCACGACCGACTCACTTTCACCCAGACTGTGAGCCAGATACAGATGATGGCTGCACGCTGGCCTCAGACCAGTCGCATCTATGTTGAGAAGGCAGCTAACGGGGCTGCACTGCTAGACACCCTCCGCAAGAGGGCAGCTCTTATCAAGCCAGTGACCCCCCTAGGCTCCAAAGAGGTCCGAGCGCTGGCTATCCAGCCTATCGTGGACGAAGGCAACGTTGCTGTCCTAGACACAGTCTACAGCGACAGCATGTTCCAGGAGTTCCGTGACTTCCCGTTCGGTAAGCATGATGACGACGTAGATGCTATGACTCAGGCCATACAACAGGGTAGGGCCGACTACTTCAAGATGGGTAACTAACGTGCTGCTCCTTACTGCTCTGGCCGTCTGGCTTACAGCATCAGTCCACCTAGCGTTACTGCTAGGACAGGTTATCCGCATAAGAGACGAGAGGTACTGACATGAGTTTGCTACAGACAATCGAGGCTTACCTGCTCAGCAGGGACAGCCAGACGTTCACCCCCCACTACAATGGCAAGATGAGCTATGCCCTGCACGGTAAGAGCTGGGAAGAGTACGTCGCTGAAGCGTTCCCAGACATCAAGAGCCAGCAGACCAGCGAGAACATCTTCAAGACCGTTATTGACATGTACGCTGAGAACCTCGTTCCCGTACCCGATGAGCTGAGGGGCTTCAGCAATGTGCTTGTCCCCCTCCTGTCCCGTGGGGAGTGTCCTGTGGTGGTGGACTCCGCTGGCACTCCCCACTTCCCCGAGCACTACGAAATGATCAGCGACGGTAAGTACACTGTCGCGGCTATCTACACGCGGTCCCTGGAGTACATGGAAGACTACGTGACCTTCGCATATGGCGATGGCCGTACTCGCTTGTTCTCCAAGCCGGTTCCTACCGACATGACCTCTGCGACCCGTGAGGGCTACCAGTTCGTTGAGGAGAACACAGGCAACACCCTGTTCCGGCTCGCCCTGGACGACAAGGGCTTCGGTCCTAGCCTAGCTGCATTGCAAGACCGAGTCAACCACAGCATCATTGACCAGACCGTAGTAGCTGAGATGTACGCTCGGCCCTTCTGGTACCTCATGAACGTAGAGATGCCCCCCACGAACCCGTACCTGCCGTCCACGAGTCAGCCCTCCAGCGATGCCATGCACGAGCACAAGGGCGACGGGGCATCAGGCCGTATCTTCACAACCAGTAGCGAAGGACCCTTCGGTCAGTTGGATCCGCCTACCATCGGTGACATGATTGCCTACCACGAGTCCATCGTGGACAAGGTCAGCCAGTCTTCAGGGATCCCCCAGCACTACTTCAAGCCTGGGACGGGCGTACCTCCCACAGGTGTGGCCCTCAAGGTCTTGAGCAAGCGGTTCAACACCAAGATCGCTCGAATGCGTGACGACCTTACCCCCGTGCTCGAAGAGCTGGCCACACTACTAGGCGTGGAGCGTACCCTAGAGGTAGAGGGTGAAGCAGAGAAGGGGTTTGAGCTGTGGAACACCAAGGATGACCTCCTGCAGGAGTCCATGGACGCTCACGGCATCGCTCTCAGCCAGATGGGGTACCCAATCAGCTACATCGCCGAGGTAGTGACGCCAGGAGTCGACCTGGACGACTACATGGACGATGGCTTCGCTGACCCAGAGGCTCCCACCCCCGACCAGATCGCCGCCTATGCCAGCAATCCAGGTCAGCAGGCCGGAGCTGACCAAGGTGTAATCGCTAACGCTGCTCAGGCTGTGTAGTCGTGGGAACCGTACCTACTGGTCGCATGGAGCGTGATCTACGCAAGCTGTACTTGACATGGCTCGCTGGCCTCCAGCGACAGCAGGACGTTGGTTCGTACATCAATCAGTTCCAGGCCAGCAGCACCAAGCTCATCTCCAAGATGGGTGGACAAGCTGCTAGCCTGGGATCGTTCGCTGGGTTCCCTGTCCCTAAGACGCTGGAGCTGAGCCCCGTGGCAGGTGTTGTCTACGACGACATGAAGCAAGCGGCCATCAGTGCCAGCATCACCGCCGGACTGAACGCTAAGACAGCCGCCCGAGACATGCTGAACGCTGGCCTGGACAAGAACTACCGCAGGCTGGAGCGCCTCGCCAGGACCGAGACCGTCAGTGCCTACTGGAAGAACCAGTGGAACAGCACCGATGGCCTCGGCTTGGTTATGGTGTGGAGCGTGGAGCGGAGTGCTCGTACGTGTGCTTACTGCCTCAGCCGTGACGGTCTGGTCGTAGAAGACCGCACTATCCGTGACCACCCGAACGGTCGATGCACACTGATCCCCACGTTGCCCTCACGTGTGGCCTACAAAGGAACCCTTCAGCCGGGAAAGACTAGCAAGAAGGCTGAAATCACCCATAGCGGCGTGACCACTGTGCCTACACCCACACCAGTGCAGGCGCTCCGTGTGCCTCCGGCTGATATTGAATCTGATACAGTCCGTTCCGGTATGGTATCCGCAGAGAAGCAGAGAGTAGCACTATCTAAGGGCATGTTTAACAAGAAGGGTCGCATAAACACAGATAAGGGGTGGACCTACGAGAATCGTAAGGCTTGGCAGTCGTATACCGAGATGGGTAACAAGCCAATGAATGCTCTTCTTCGTGATCCTAAAGCCTTCGCCGCTGACCCTGACTATGATGAGTATTGGTTTGGGCTTATAAGCGGCCATGTAGAAGACCTGAGCGCACTCATGAGCAAGAACACGCTGGCTGATGACATAATCGTAGCCAGAGGAGTGGTCGTAGCTCCCGGGTTCAACCCTGGGACCATGAAGGCTGGGGATATGTTCGCTGACCCTGCATTCCTGTCCACCACCTCTAACCTAGATGAGGCACTCAACTTCGCCTCTGGCCGTGGGTCAGGTAGTAACGGTTGGACATTCATCACCAAAGCACCTTCCGGGACTAACGCGCTAGCTGGCGCTGATTACCAGCATGAACTAATCTTCAAAGCTGGTCAGGCACAACAGGTGACTGGTGTTGATAGCACTAAACGCATTATCTACACGGAGATGATACCATGAGAATAGATGAAGGCGTTACATTCATTAGGGGAACTAAAGAAGAGATCTTATTGAAGCTCGATAAGCTACAGTCAGAAATAGTAGCTATCAAAGAACCCCCACAGACTTCCAAGGAGGAGGCTCCATAGCCCTTAGCCTGACTAGGCGACGCGCTATAGGAGTACAGGGTGTTTGCGCTGCAGACACTTATCAGCTAAGCTACATGAAAGGAAGCCGAGATGGCTACCACAGCAACAACGTCGAGTGACTCGACAACTGCATCCACCGAGACGGTAGATCAGGACAACACCGATACCGACCAGACAGACCCCGACGAGACGTTGGATGAGTCAACTGATACGGATCAGTCCCAGGACAACGCTCCCCCCGCTGAGGACGTTACCAAGCCGGACGACAAGAAGGACCCTGCGAAAGCAGCCCTCCTGGCCGACCTGCATAGTGCCCGTACTGCTCGCAAGACAGCACAGGACAAGGTGACAGCTCTCGAAGCCACGGTAGCCGAGCTGTCCCCCGTCAAGGAAACACTTGATGCGGTTCAGCGACGGTCCGACCGCCTGGAAGAGTTCATCTCTACCGCTGGTGGTCCACTGGGTAAGGCTCTTGACAGCAAGTCGTTCACGACTGCCCTGTTCGATACCGATGAAGACATCACCGAGATTGTCAAGAAGTGGAACGCGTCGAATCCTTCGGCTACATCCACTGCACTGGGTTCCTCGTCGGCTGCTCCGGCTGGTAAGGCCCCTGACATGAACGCTCTCCTCCGTTCCGCCCTCAAGTAACATCTCCCCCGGCCAATAGGCCAGAAAGGAGTCAGTCCAATGGCTGACATCACCCGCGCTGACGCACTGGCTCTCCTGGCCCGTCAGGACATCAGCGAAATCATCAAGCCGGAGACCGCTCAGTCGGCTGCTCTTGCCTCCTTCCGCACGATGCGCATGAGTGCTGGTGTGGCCCGGATGCCGGTGCTCTCGGCGCTGCCGACCGCTGGCTTCGTGACGCACGACAACTCGACCGACGCTTCCGGTGTCAAGCAGACCTCGAAGGTGAGCTGGACCGACAAGGAACTGGTCGCCGAAGAGATCGCTGTTATTGTGCCTGTGCACGAGAACACCCTCGCCGACACCAGCTTCGACATCTGGAGTGAGATCCGCCCTCTGGTCGCAGCCGAGTTCGGTCGCATCCTGGACGCTGCTGTCTTCTTCGGTGTCAACAAGCCTGCTACATGGCTTGACCCGGCTCTCATCCCGGGAGCCATCGCTGCAAAGAACTACATCGTTCAGGGCTTCAACCCGGATGGCGCTGCTTCTCTCGACCTCGCCGACGACTTCAATGAGGCCTTCGGTATGGTTGAGGATGACGAGTTCGACGTCAACTCGGCCTTCACGGCACGATTCCTTCGTCGTCAGCTCCGAGGCCTGCGAGACCTCGACAACGCTCCGATTTACCTCGACGCGCTGCGCTCAGATGGCAGCTCTGCCAGCATCTACGGGCAGGACCTGCACTACATCGGGAACCGCTCGTGGGACCGTGCAGTTGCTACGGCTCTGGTCGGCGACCGCTCCAAGGTCGTGCTCGGTATCCGTGAGGACGTCCAGGTCAAGCTCCTGGATCAGGCCACACTGGGCACTGGCGCGAACCAGATCAACCTCGCCGAGCGTGACATGGTCGCCCTGCGATTCAAGTTCCGGGTCGGGTTCGCTACCGCGTTCTCCACGGCTGCTGGCGAAGTCGACGACTACCCGTTCGCAGTCATCACCCCCACCGACCCGGTGACCGGTGACTTCGTTCCCGAGACTGACACGGTCTAGGCTGAGCGCATTATCAAGGGGGTGGAGCTAGTGGGTCTGGCTCCACCCCCTTTCTACAGATCAACCACTAAAGAAAGATACATCATGGCAACTTGTGCTCCAGTCTATAAAGCCTATACCGTAGCCCGG